AAGTTGGAACTTATACTTCCACAGATTTAAAATATTTTAAAGCTGGTGCTTTAGTAAGATTTACAGCACCCGACGGTTGGTATTTTGACACCAATAACAATAATGAACTAGTATATGGAAGTTCTGCAACAGCAGGAGCAGCTTTATCAATATGGGCTGAAATTGTAAATGTTGTAGATGATGGAACAGCAGTAGGCACTGGCACATTGTCAACGGGCTTTGGACCTATTACATTGAACATCAATGTTCCTTCTGGAATAGCTAATTCTGGTATTGCACCTTCAATCACCCAAATAATTCCTAAATGGCGTACAGTAATTGATTCAAGTACAATCACTACTATGATTGATTTAATATTTGCTAACAAACCATTTGGACTACGCTATGATGCTGTAAACCAAGTGTGGGTAATTGTATTTGAACTAAATTTAGATAATAAAAATATTTTTAGCCTAGGAAAACAAGGCGACCAAACAAATTTAAGGCAAGATGCTAGCTGGTTATTGTTATTCACAACTGATAATGAATATTATACAGTAACCTCAAGATGCCAACGTTACATTTTTGAAAGTGACACTCAAACACGATTCTATTTTGAATCAAGTAACAAGATTTATGACAGCAAGTCAAACGCTGTAGTTAAAGATTTAATTAATATTTTAAGTATCAATACAAAACCAGATTTAACATCTGCGTTTACGTATGATCAGCTTTGGGATATTGTTTCAGAATTTAAAGGAATAGATGGTTATATTGATACTAAAAAATTAATAGTATCTTTTGCTGATTCAGACAACAATGGTGTTGTTGATAATCCAGAATTATTTTTAAACATTATAAATCCTCCTGCTGTAACAGAAACATCATCTAGTGTGTTACAAAAAAAATATATTGTTCAGGAAAAATATCTCATTAGCCAAGGTCAAGAAGACTACAGATACATTAATAATGATGAGAAAATAGTTTTAATTAAAGCAAGTAAAAATTATGTTACGTTTAACGAAAAAGTAACAGGCCAGTATTTTTATTTTATTGATACAGATACGGTTTTTAGATATGACGCATTATTAGCCGATCAATATGTTCCAACTTTAGATTATAAAGTTTATATTGGCCGTGATAAACTTAGATTCCAATATGTACATAACGCAGATTACGATTCAAGGATAGATCCAGGCGCAAGTAATATTATTGATGTCTACTTATTAACAAAGAGTTATGATGCTCTTTATAGACAATGGTTGTCAGGGTCAACTACTACTAAACCGTTACCGCCTAGTTCAAATGAGTTGTATGATTTAGTAGCACCAAGTTTGAATCTAATTAAATCTATCAGCGATGAAATCATATATCATCCTGCAAAATACAAAGTATTATTTGGATCATCTGCAACACCAGATCTTCAAGCTAGCTTTAAAGTAATAAAAAATCTAAATCAAGTTGTTTCAGATAACGATGTTAAAACTAGAGTTATTTCAGCTATGGAAGAATTTTTTGCTCTAGAAAATTGGGATTTTGGAGATACGTTCTATTTTTCAGAACTGGCAACGTATGTCATGTCTCAATTAGCTCCAGACATTTCAAGTTTTGTTATTGTTCCAAGACTTAATGGTCTTGGTTTTGGAAGTTTGTTTGAAATAAAATCCGCCAGCGATGAGTTATTTGTTAACGGTGCAACAGTAGATGATATTGAGATTACAACGGGTATAACATCGTCGTCAATTAAATCAGTGGCAGGAACAACAACACAAACATCAATAACTTCACAACAAAATGTAACAAGTTCTTCGTACGGAGTAAACAATGGCTGATAACACAAATCCAAATGGCGGAAAAACATCAAGTTCTGAACTTTTACCTAAATATTATAGAACTGATTCAAACAAAAAGTTTTTACAAGCCACTATTGATCAGTTAATTCAGCCAGGAACTGTTAAAAAAGTTAATGGGTATGTTGGGAGAAAAAATTCTAAATCAACAACAGGATCAGACATATTTGTTAATGCTCCAACTACATCAAGACAAAACTATCAATTAGAACCAGGATTAGTTATTAAAGACAATCTTGATAATACAACTTTTTTTAAAGATTATCAAGACTATATTAATCAGCTTGGTGTTTTTGGTGCAAATGTAAAAAATCATGCTCGATTAAATGAACAAGAATTTTATAGTTGGGACCCGCATATTAACTGGGATAAATTTGTAAACTTTCAACAGTACTACTGGCTTCCTTATGGCCCAGACATAATTCAGATTACAGGAACTCAACAAGGAATTGCCAGTACATATAAAATTAAAATTCGTGAAGAAGCTGACAATAATACTTACGTATTTTATCCTAACGGACTTATAGAAAATCCTAGCATTAAACTGTATAGAGGACAAACATATCGTTTTGAGATAGACAGCCCAGGTAATCCGTTTTCTATTAAAACAATAAGAGTAGCTGGTCCAGCTCACAGATACGACACTGAAAATATAACTGGATATGCAGTTGAACAAGGTGTTATTGAATTTATTGTTCCAGAAAACTCTCCAGACCTTTTATATTATGTAAGCGAAACAGATGTAAATCTAGGTGGCGTTTTTGAAATTTTATCAGCAGATGAAAATTCTTTTTTAGATTTAACTACCGATTTAATAGGCAAAAAAACATTTACATTATCTAACGGCACAGCTTTAAGCAATGGAATGAAAGTGTCGTTTGTAGGAACAGTTATTCCAGAAAGTTATAAAACTGGACAATATTACGTAGAAGGTGTTGGTACTTCAATTACACTAATCCCAGAATCTAAACTTGAAATTGTAAGCCCGTATTCAACATCCGAGTCTGTATTATTTGATAACGAGCCGTTTGATACTGTACCATTTGGAGATTCAACAACATTTTCTGGAAGCCAAGACTATATTGTAATCAATCGACAAAGCGGAGATTATAATCCTTGGTCTCGCCATAACAGATGGTTCCATAAAACTGTAATTGAAGCAAGTGCTGCATATAATGGAAAAATAGCCAGCATTGATCAAACGGCTAGAGCTGTTAGACCCATCATCGAATTTGAGCCAAATTTAAAATTATTTAATTTTGGAACACGTTCTATTACTGATGTTGATTTAATTGACACATATACAACGGATGTATTTTCAAAAATAGAAGGACAGTTAGGTTATAACATTGATGGAATTAATGTTTCTCAAGGTCAACGAATTTTGTTTGCCGCTGATACTGACATAAGAGTTAAAAATAAAATTTTTAAAGTTAACTTTTTATTATTAGACGGTATAAGAAGAATACATTTAGAAGAACAAGATTTGCCAATAGCTAACGATTGTGTTTTAGTTAGACAAGGATTAAGCAATCAGGGATTATCTTACTGGTATAACGGGACTACATGGAATCAATCTCAACAAAAATTAAATTTAAATCAGCCTCCATTATTTGATATATTTGACAGTAATAAAAATAGTCTTGGGGACAAGACTGTTTATGATGGTTCTACATTTATTGGTACTAAATTATTTTCTTATAAAGTAGGATCAGGAACAACAGATCGTAGTTTAGGATTTGCGTTGTCTTATAAAAATATAGATAATATTGGTGATATTGTTTTTAATTTTAATATTGCTTCTGACATTTTTCAATATAAAAATGTATCGTATGTTATAGATAAAAAAATAAATGACGGGTACTTATTAAAAACTTTACCAACAGGTGAGTTAGAGTATATTAACGGTTGGCAGCTTTCAAAAGCATCGAACAATCAACCTGCTATTAGAGTTTATAAAGATTCAAACAAAGTTAATAATTTTGACATTGACATTTTTGACAATATTAAGAATTTAGACGACCTTAAAGTTAGAATTTATGTTAACGGTCTTAGATTAGATAAAAACGCATGGACTGTAGTTGATGGCGGCTATTATAAAAAAATTGTTTTAGCAAAAGATATTTTAACAACAGACATTTTAACAATTAAGGCATTTTCTAAACAACCAATTAATGATAATGGTTATTATGAAATTCCTATTGGCTTACAAAACAATCCTTTAAACGAAGACATCGCAGATTTTACATTGGGAGAAATATCATCTCACGTAGATTCTATAGTTGATAATATCCAGTCTGAATTTTCTGGAGTGTTTCCTGGAATAAGCAATTTAAGAGATTTAGGAAACATTACATGTTACGGTACACGATTTGTTCAACATAGCGGACCAGCAAGTTTATCTGCTTATCATTTTACATCTCAAAATAATAATATTATACGAGCAATTGAAACTAGTCAAAATGATTACATTAAATTTAAAAGAAATTTTATTATTATATCGGAAAAATTAGGTGTAGATGCAGATCCAGTAAGACAAGTCAATTTAATTTTACAAGAAATAGCAAAGGATAAACCAAAAAATTCTCCTTACTATTTTAGTGATATGGCTCCGTTTTCTGGAGGCATTCGTTCTGATTTATTAGTATTTGACTATAGAATCAAAACATACCCCTTAACAACTACATTTAATTTAGATTCAATTTCAAGCAAAGCAGTTTTAGTTTATCTAAACGGAACACAGTTATTATACGGAAAAGATTATACATTTGATGATCAAGGATTTGTTGTAATTTCTGCGACCTTAGCAAACGATGATGAAATTACAATTTACGAATTTGAAAATACAAACGGCAGTTTTATTCCATCAACTCCTACTAAATTAGGTATTTGGCCAAAATACGAACCAAAAATTTATCTTGATACAAGTTTAGTTACTCCAAGGACAATGATTCAAGGACACGATGGTAGTCAAATTTTAGCATACGGTGATTATAGAGACGATTTAATTCTTGAACTTGAAAAAAGAATTTACAACAATATAAAAATTTCTTATGATACTAGTATCTTTGATATAAATGATTTTTTACCAAGATACGGAACTGAAACAGCATATTCAATTTCTGAATTTAATGAAGTATTATCAGTATATTTTTATAACTGGGCTAATTTAATTGAACAAGATTTTACAAAACAAATAAGCTATGACGGTGCTGATTCAAGAACTTATAACTATCGAGAGATGTCAACTCCTGATGGTGTAACACCTCTTCCAGGTTATTGGAAAGGGATTCATAGATGGATGCTAGGAACTGATAGACCTAATATTTGTCCATGGGAAATGTTAGGATATAGTGAAGAACCTTCTTGGTGGAAGGAAGTTTACGGCCCAGCTCCTTATACAAGTAATAATTTGATTTTGTGGGACGATTTAACAAATGGTATTATTAGAAAACCTGGCACACCGCCAACACAAAATAAAAAATATGTTCGTCCTTTCTTGAAAGGCCATTTGCCTGTTAATGAAAATGGAGAACTAATAAGTCCTTTAGAATCTGGGCTTGCATTGGGGGCTATTACAAATTCAACAGCAGGAGATTTTGTATTTGGTGATGTTAGTCCAGTTGAAAGTGCTTGGAGACGCAGTAGTCATTATCCGTATAGTATATTGATTACATTACTTTTAACACATCCTTCAAAAACATTTGGATTACTATTAGATAGATCTCGTATTGTTCGCAATTTAGCAAATCAACTTGTTTACAAAGATACTGGACTTAGAATTAAGCCTTCAGATATTTTATTACCAAGCATATACTCCAGTGAATTTAATGTTAAAACTAGTGGAATTATTAATTTTATTATTGATTATATTCAAAGTGATAACTTAAAATCTTACGATCAATACTTGTATGACTTAAAAAATCTTCAAGTTCGATTAACTTATCGTATTGGCGGTTTTACAAGTAAAGAAAAATTTAAATTACTACTTGATAGTAAAACACCTCTAACAACCGGTAGTGTATTTGTGCCTGAAGAAGACTATGATATAATCTTAAATTCTTCAAGTCCAATAAAGAAAATTATTTACAGTGGTGTCATTGTTACTAAGTTATCTGACGGATTTACAGTTAGAGGATATAGTAAAACACAACCGTATTTTAAAAAATACAATTTTACAAAAAATGGCATTTTAATTAATGTAGGCGGTATTTCGGAAAGTTATACTAATTGGACAACTAACTCGCAATACTCTGCTGGCAAAGTAGTTGCTTTTAATAATAGATATTATCGAGTTAAAACTTTACATACCACAACAGATTCGTTTAACCCAACTTACTATACTCCATTGCCTTCTCTTCCAATTATTGGCGGCCGCGATGCATTTTTTAGACAAGCCTGGGATAAAACAGAAGAGGTTGTAGTTCCTTATGGAACAAAATTTAAAGAAATACAAGATATTGTAGATTTCTTATTAGGTTATGGAGAATACCTAAAAGACCAAGGATTTATATTTGATAATTTTAATTCGCAACTAGGTGCAATTACAAATTGGGAAACTAGTGCTAAAGAATTTTTATTCTGGACTACACAAAATTGGAGTAGCGGACAAGACAAGTGGGTTGATTGGATAGCGAATCAACCTGTTAATTTTGGAGATATTGTTCGATATAACGGAGATTATTACAGGGCAATTAATACCTTAGAGCCGGCATTACTCTTTAATCCAGACGATTATTTAAGATTAGACGGTTTAAGTTCTATTGGAAGTAGTGTAATTAGTTTAAGTCCAGCGGCTTCTAATTTAACATTTACTCCTTCATTGTCTGTTGTAGATGACATCCGAAATCCGTTTAACGGTTATGAAATTTTTAAAGTTGATGGATCCCCAATAGCTCCAAATTTCCTTAATAATTATAGAGATGAAAATTCTGTTAGTTACACGCCTGTGCAAGACGGAATTTATGGCGCAGTTTTTTATCTAGTGCAAAAAGAACAAGTTGTAATTTTAAAAAATACTACATTATTCAATGACACTATCTATAGTCCTACAAGTGGATTTAGACAAGAACGAATTAAAATTGCTGGATATGTAAGTAGCGATTGGAAGGGAGATTTTAACGTTCCTGGATTTATTTTCGACCAAGCTGTAATTCAAGAATGGGACGAGTGGACAGATTATTCTCTAGGAGACATTGTCAAATACAAACAGTTTTATTATACTGCTAAGAACTTTATTACTGGTAAAAGTGTGTTTGAAGCTACAGACTGGATCAAATTGGATAAGAAACCAAATTCTCAACTATTACCTAACTGGTCTTATAAAGCAAGTCAATTTTCTGATTTTTATAGTTTAGACAGCGATAATTTTGATGCAAATCAACAGACTGTTGCACAACATTTAATTGGATATCAAAAGCGTCAATATTTAAGCAACATTATTCAAGATGATGTTAGCGAATTTAAATTCTATCAAGGAATGATAGTTGAAAAAGGAACTAAAAATGTTCTTAATAAATTATTTGATGTGCTTAGTGCTGACGGACAAGAAAGTGTAAAATTTTATGAAGAGTGGGCAGTTCGTGTAGGACAATACGGAGCAAGCGGAAGTTTTGAAAATATTGAGTTTATTATTGATGAACAATATGTTAAAAATAATCCACAAGGGTTTGAACTTGTAAATCAGTTTGATAATTCTGTTGTTGATTTTATTGTTCGACAGACACCTAATGATTTGTATTTAAAACCTATTGGTTACAATAATAATCCATGGCCGCTATCAACTTCAAAAACATCATATTTAAGAACTCCAGGGTATGTTAGATCTGGAGATGTTAAATTTACTTTAAAAACTTTTGACGAAATTCTTAATCAGGATATCACAGATTTTGAAGAAGGCAATTGTGTTTGGGTTGGATTTGAAGGAAGAGAATGGAATGTTTACAAATATGTTCGTCTTGATTCTGTAGTTGTGAATTTAGAATATAAAACAAATAAACTAATTTTAACTTTAGCTGACGACATACTAGTTGATGTAGGTAATTATTTAGGCATCGATCAAGCACTGTCTTATAATGGATTTTTTAAGATACAATCTATTGTAGGAAGGATTATTACTCTTGAAGCAACCTTCCCAGATCAACCAAAAGTATTCACATATCAAGATAGAGTAACAATAAGTTATTTTACTTCAGTAAGAACAAGTTCTATTGATATAGCTGATCAAAAAACAGTATTTCCATTAGTTGACGGTGACCTATTATGGACTGACGACGGTGGTGACGGCAAGTGGGCAGTATGGCAACATATAAACGTTTATTCTAAACATGAAATAGTTAATTCCTCTCCGCAAAATGGTTTATTTTATGGTAGACAACTTTTATTAAATCCTCCTAGTACAATTAGTATTATAACTACTAATCAAGGAGAAGCAGTTGTTTATGACAAAGCCTCGCCTACTGCTTCTTGGTTGCAAAGACAAACAATAACAGCACCTTTTATATCTACAAGTACTGGATTTGGATATTCAGATACAGCAGATTCGTTAACTGGAGATGTAATTTCTTTATCTTCAGACAGTACATGGTTTGCTTCTGGAACACCACTAGCATCTAGTGTTTGCAGTCATTATATAGGTGCATGGAATTCTGCAACGTCATACACAGTTGGTCAGATAGTTGTTCAAAATTCAATACCATATGTGGCAGTAGCAACATCAACTAATAAAAATCCTTTAACAATATCTAATTCTTATACTGGATTAACTGGAACTGCTTTGGTTGGAGCAGGTACTGGAGCAATTTTTAATGTAACAACTAATAAAACAAATTATTCAGTAACCATTAGTGATCCAGGAAATTCATATGCGGCTGGAGACACTATACGAATTTTTGGTACATCTTTAGGAGGCGCTGCCCCAGCTAACAATCTTACAATTAAAGTAACTTCGATAGTTGGTGGTCTAGCTGTAGGTCCAATTGCTGCAATATCAGTATCGGGCAATGCAAAAATTTATTGGAAACAAATTCCTTATATTCCTGTTGATTCTGCAGGTTCTAATTCAACACTAGATGAACAAGGTGTTGTTTCAATATACAAAAAAGATGCTAATAATATATTTTCTTTAGTATCAACTATATTAAGTCCACTACCAACAAACAATCAAAAATTTGGATCTAGTTTAGTTTTTGGCGAAAACACATTATTTGTTGGCGCCAGTGGACATAACAATAATAAAGGAATTGTTTATAGACTTGATTATAAGACAGTTGTTGAAGTTAGTACTTCTTATAACCCAACTGGAAGTGCAGGAACTACTGTAGTTTTAACAAGTACTGCCGGTATTGAAGAAGGTATGTATTTGCAAGGTACAGGATTTACTAGTGGACAATATGTTTCGCAAGTTATTCAAGAATCTAATTCAATAATAATAAGTGCAGAGCCTGATTCTACTCCATCAGGAAGAATTGATTTTACAACTACTGGATGGAGATATAATTTTGATAATATTTTAGAAAATGTATCTTTACCTAATTATAGTAATTTTGGATCAGTATTGTCTATTAGTTTAGATAATACAACACTTGCGGTATCTACTACTGGAGTTGATCAGCCTCTTCAAGATCCTTCAGTACCAGGTAAAGTTTTTGTTTATAAAAAATCTAATGATTCTTATGACTTATTCCAAACAATTAATAGCACTGAATTTGGATTTGGTACAAGTGTAACAGTATCTAATACAGGAGAATATATTGGTATTTCTTCCGTATTAGTTGATGGTTCAAAACTTGATCAAGGAGCAGTTTATGTTTATCAGTTAGTTGATGATGAATACACTTTACATCAAGAGTTATACAATTCACGACCAGAGATTGCTGGATTCTTTGGAACTAAAATTTCTTTTATGAACGACTATGAAACATTAGTTGTTTTTAACAAAGGTTCAGATAACATCATTAAAACTAAATTTGATTTAGGAGCAACAACTTTTGACAATAACCTAACAAAAATTTATGATTTAATTGAAGACAACGGAAGAATTGACATTTATGATAGATATGCATCAAAATGGATTTATAGCGAAAGTTTAGAAAACACCAACGATGCCTTGGCAGGATATAGCAATGGTCTAGCTGTAGGATCAAATCAAGTTCTTGTTGGTGCACCAAATGCGCTAGATCAAGGATACAAATCAGGAAAAGTATACGAATACAGAAAACCTAACGGAAAATTTAGTTGGTTAATTTACAGAAAAGAGAATGATCGTATTGACCTTAATAAAATTAAAAGAGTCTTCTTATATAATAAATCTACAAATAGATTAGTTTCTTATCTAGATGTTATTGACTCAACACAAGGAAAAATTCCAGGAATAGCTGATCAGGAAATTAAATTTAAAACGTTCTATGATCCTGCAACATACAGTGTTGGAGATAGTTCAGTAAAAGTTGACGACGGGATGGCATGGACAAAAAATCAAGTTGGAACATTGTGGTGGGATTTACGAACTGCTAAATTCTACGATAGCCACGATACAGATTTAGTTTATAGAAACAGTACATGGAATACAATATTTCCAGGAGCAAGTATTGACATTTATGAATGGGTTGAAACAAAACATTCGCCAGAAAAATGGAATACTTTAGCAGACACAGAAGAAGGTATAACTGCTGGCATTAGTGGAACAAGTTTGTATGGAAATAATGTATATTCGTTAGTTAGAAAATATGACAGTGTTGCAAAAAGTTTTAAAAACACATATTATTTCTGGGTTAAAAATAAAAAGACTATTCCAAATGTAACCGGTCGAAGTATGTCAGCAATTGACGTAGCAACACTTATCGAAAATCCACGAGGATATGGTCACAAATATATTGCATTAACAAGTTCTAATTCTTTTAGTCTTGTTAATGTACAACCTTTACTAGAAGATAAAGATATAATTCTTAGTGTGGAATATTGGACAAGCCCTAAAACAGACGAAAATATTCACAGTGAATGGAAAATTATTAATAATAGTGCAGAAACAACGATCCCAGCAGCTATAGAACAAAAATGGTTTGATAGTTTATGCGGTAAAGATAGTCAAGGAAGATTAGTCCCAGATCCGTTGTTACCTCCTAAATTAAAATATGGAATAGAAAATCGTCCACGACAGGGTATGTTTGTAAATCGATTTGAAGCATTAAAACAATTTATTGAAGAAGTTAACAACAAGTTAATTAATCAGTTAGTTGTTGACAACGCAGATTTATCTAAACTTGAATCTTACGAAACTGAACCAAGTACTATTACTGGTTTATATGATTCAACAGTTGATACAGACGCAGAATTACGATTTGCTAATATAGGAAATTTTGAAAAGCCACAAGTCAGCCCAGTAATTGAAAATGGCAGAATAGTTAAAATTGATATCATTAATCGAGGAAGAGGTTATTTAATTGCTCCATACTTTACAATTTCTGGTTCAGGTACAGGTGCAATAATTCGAGCAATTATAGATGTTAAGGGACAGATTACTGGTGCCGATATTATAAACGAAGGTTACGGATATACATCTAACACACTTGTAACTTTAAGAAACTATAGTGTTCTAGTTCATAGTGATTCTGTTGCTAACGGTAACTGGAGTATCTATACCTACGAACCAACTACAGAAACATGGTCAAGAGTTAGAAGTCAATCATACAACGTTAGAAATTATTGGAATTATGTAGACTGGTACGCTGCTGGATATAATCAATTTACATCAATAGATTATTCTGTAGTTTCATTATCTAACTTACAAGATTTAGAATCGTCAATTGGACAAACTGTTAAAATAAGAGTTACAACAGATGGCACTTGGCTATTACTTGAAAAATATTCAAATTCATCAAGTATTGACTGGACACAAAGTTACAGAGTAGTTGGTAAAGAAAAAGGAACAATACAATTTGTTTCAGAATTATATAGTTTTTCAAACAGTGAATTTGGTTTTGATGGATCATTGTATGATTCAGCAATATTTGATAACTCAGCATCTTCAGAATTACGTATTATTTTAGATACACTTAAAAATAATATTTTAATAGATGACATGAAAGAAATCTATTTAAACTTATTTTTTAATAGTGTTCGCTATGCTCATAACGAGCAAAATTATATTGATTGGATTTTTAAAACTAGTTTTGTTAAAGCTCAACATAGTGTTGGAGAACTAAAACAAAAAGTTACTTATAATAGTGATAATTTAGAAAACTTTGAAGATTATATAAATGAAGTTAAACCATACAGAACAAAAGTTAGAGAGTATGTAAGCACCTATTCTAAAGTTGACAAAAATCAAATTGCTCCAACAGATTTTGATTTGCCACCAGTATACGAAAACGGTACACTTTTACCTATAACAACTTATATTCTAAATGGAATAATTCAAGCTGACAATAATAAAATTTTGTCTTATCCTTGGAAACATTGGTACGATAATGTTGGGTACTCTATTGTTTCATTAGATATAGTTGACGGTGGATCTGGCTACAGGTCAGCTCCAACAGTTCGAATACTTAGTGAATCCGGTACAGGAGCAAAAGCAAGAGCATTTTTTACTAACGGAAAAATTAATAGAGTAGTACTTTTGTCAAATGGTTCAGGTTACCTAAGCGCACCTAGGATTGTTGTTGAAGGCGGCCTAATTGATGGCGGCACTCCAGCAAAAATTGTTGCAAAAATAGGTAATGGAGTAGTGAGAAATAATTTAATTAAAATAAAATTTGATAGAATTTCACAAAAATATTTTATTACTAATTTAGAAGAAACTGAAACATTTGTAGGAAACAACATAGTTTCCGGATCCCGACTACAGTTTCTTTTAAAATGGGCGCCAGATGTAAGAATTGGAAAAGCTACAGTTTTGGTTGGAGAAGTTGGCAAACAAGTGGAAGTTTTAAGATCCAGCTATAAATTATCTGTTGTTAAATCTATAAACAACGGACATACTAATTACAGCGGATCGATTACTTTTGATACTGCACCTGCTAGGGGATCTGTTATTACGGTAACTTACATCAAAGATTGGTCTATACTAAATGCTGCTGACCGAATTCAATATTATTATGACCCTGCGACAGGAGAGTTAGGTAAAGATTTAGCTCAGTTAATGACTGGTATAGATTACGGCGGAGTAAGTGTCCACGGATTAAATTTTGATATTTCGTCTGGTTGGGATAGTGTTCCTTATTATACTGACAAGTGGGCAAGTTTTGATAGTACATTTGATGATTATGTAGTAACAGTTGCTGCTAATACTCATTCTTTTACTTTGCCTTATGTTCCAGCTGATGGTACTGAAATGAACGTATACTACGTTGGAAAAAATATTGAAACTTATGCTGGTGACGGGTTTACATTAATTTATAATTTTGATGTTAATGACGTTTATCCACCAACTGCAACAGTTTCTACTACTAAAACATTTGATAATGTAGGATCTATAAATGTTGCTGGTAGTGATATAATAAAATTATCAAGCACTACTAACATTAACATTGGTGATATCTTAACAATTAGTCCTGATGTAGCACAAACAATTGGATACGAAACAAAAGTTGTTAGTATTATTAATAGTACAACAGTAAAACTTAATCAAATTCTTTTTAAGAATATTGTCAACGGAACAACAGCAAAATTTACAAGAACACTGATAGATCCAACAGATTGTACAATCAATCCAAACGGAACAGTATTTTTACAAGATCCTATACCAGTAGGATCAACATTGCGTATTGAAGCGTATTTTAATCCAATTCGATTAGACGATCCAAACTTTACAGTTACTGGTGCAGCAGTTGCATCTCTTGATTTGCTAGAATCTCAATACCAAGTTTTAGTTGTTGAGCAAAATTCATTGATTAACAATAAAAATGCAGTCGAGTCTAATTTGGAAATTTACAATGATCAATTAGTAAGTCAACAAGCAGAACTAAATGCGTTGTTAGTTGTTCTTGACGGTTTAACCCCTAGCGATCCGTTGTATGCGCCAACAGTAAGCCAAATTAATGTTCTTGTAAACACCGATATTCCTAATACAGAAACTCTTATTAGCGGTGCAACAAGCAACCTTAATACAATTAATGCAGATATCAGTACTAATACTTTGGCAAGATCAGCAAAACAAACACAAATTAATAATGCAACAACATATCTTAATAGTTTAACACCATTAGCAAATACAACGGCTATTATGCAAACTATTATTTCTAATGGTGTTCCAGATAATTTATTAGATCCAACATATAAGACATTTAGTATTCCTGGAACTTTTGCAGTGTATGATGGAGATCAATTCATCTGGCGTCGAGCAGAAAGTGATGGGTCAGTACTACCTCAAGAACAAGATTATGATACATCATTGAGTGGTGGAGAATTTTTAAACAATTCTTTAACTAGTGCAACTGGTTTATCTGCTGACGATATCATTGTTGATGGTGACGGATTTGTAACTCCTACAAGCAGTCCAGCAACAGAAGAAGTTGTTCCTGGACAAGTAGTTGATTCAGTTGCTATTAAAGTATTTGATAGACCAAGCACTGGATCTGCTAACATTAGAGTTGACAGTTATGTTGCTGATGGAACACAAACAGATTTTGTTATCTCTCAACAACCAAATAATCAAACAGCTATCATTGTTAAATTTACCAACGGATTTAGAGATCCATTAACTGAAGTGTTGTCATCAACATCAACCATTAAAACACGAGTAGATGACTATACTGTTGATTATCAAAATCGCCTTGTTAAATTTAATTCTGCACCGCCTCAAGGCGAGTTAATTAGTATTTTTAGTTTTGGATTTAACGGTTCTGGAATTTTAGATTTAGATTATTTTATTGGTGATGGATCACAAACTGAATTTGTAACTAAAGCACCTTGGATTGAAGATGTTAACTACCTAGTATATGTTAACGGCCAGCCAGCAGAACCAGGAACTCCTGCATTATTTAAAACAGATGCCAGTTACGAAAGTTCTAATAGAATAGGATTAACCTTTAGCGTTCCACCGTCAGTAAATTCTCTAATAAATTATGTTATAGTTGAAGGAAACGAACAAACTTATTCTACTACAAAAACACAACGGATCCAAGGCAACGGCACAAATGTTTACAATTTAGAATATATTGTTGGCAATAAATTACCTGCAGAATCTAATATGCTTGTAAGAGTTAACAATAAATTCTTAAAAGGTCCAAACAACAGCTATTATACAATCACAGGTACTCGTGTTAATTATGCTATTGATTCTGTTAAATTCTTGCCATACTCCTTGTCAGCAAACGACATCTATGTGTATGCAGCTGGGGAACTATTAACATCAGGAATTGATTACGTTGTTGAACTTAGTGGAATTAATATAAAGATTACTCAGCTAGTTCGTAAAAAATATTTAAATCAAGAATTAGTCATTAGTATTAGACAAGATCAAGAATATACATATATTCCACCAAGCGGAACTAACTCAGCAAAAATTGAATTTTTAAAAGATTATGAAACATCAGATTTGATTGAAGTTGTAAGTTCTTACAAACATGACATTTTAGATATACAAAGAACAGGTGTTAACGTTACTTCAAACTTTGAGTTAACTCCAGACACACCTGAATTTTATAATTACAAAGGAGTTGCTGGCGGAGTTATCCAACTAGATAGAACTGTTATTGATGACAATTATGTTTGGGTAATTAAAAATGGCTACCTTCTAACACCAAGTGCCGATTTTAAATTAAATGAAGATCGTAAGAGCATTAAATTAGCGTTCTATCCAGATTCAGCTGATGAGTTTACAATTATAACTTACGGTAGTCAAGTTTTAAAATCTGGAGTTTCTTATATGCAGTTTAAAGATATGTTGAATAGAACACACTTTAAACGCTTAAATGCTAATAAACGAACTGTACTAGTTAAAGATTTAAAATATGTAGACACATATATTGAAGTTGAAGATGCAAGTAATTTTGATACACCTAGTATCCCAAATAACAAACCAGGTATTATTGAAATACGAGGTGAACGTATTGAATTCTTTACACTAACACCTAAGGTTGAAGGAACAGTAACAACTTACTTGCTTGGACAATTACGCAGAGGAACATTAGGCACTGGCGTAAGTAAAGTTCATAAAGCAGGTAGTTATGTACAAGATATCGGTGCAAGTGAAACAATTCCATATGTTGAAAATGTAACAATAGAACAGGTCAAATCTGACGGAACTAATATTGTTCCATTGACGTTTGCTCCAACAAAATCAGACGACACTTGGACATATTCAACTGGTTACACAAGCTCAATACCAACCGGGTACGGGCAAGCTAACGACATTGAAGTGTTTGTTGGCGGTTATAGTTCTATTCCTTGGACTGGTGGTGTTAACTATGCAGTTAATGATATTGTTGAAGTTGGAAGTTACACATTCCGTTGTATAACTGAACACACAAGTTCAGATAACTTTAAAACAGATAAATCTTATTGGACTTTCTTTGTTGGAAATATTCGTTTAAAGAAAAAACCATACAAAGTTCATAATGTAGATAATGCTCCAGAAAGTCCTGAAGGTGATGTACAGTTAGATGCAGAATTTGCTGTAAATGGAACCAGTAATCAACTTCGATTAACACATCAATTAGCGTTTGGAACAAGAGTAACCGTTGTTAAACGAACAGGAACTGCATGGGATTCAACTACAAACATACTAGATGATGATAGTAAAATTGCACGTTTCTTAAAAGCTGTGCCTGGTGTCTGGTATGCAAATATTGGTAAATATGAAAGCAACGCAGGAATTCCGTCTAGTTTTGACAGCGAAAACGGAACTTTTGACAGCAACTCGATAACGTTCGACCAGGAATAAAACATGGCAAAAAAAGTAATTAGTGTAGGAGTAACAGCAAACGACGGAACGGGCGATACTTTAAGATTCGGTGCCCAAAGCATTAACGATAATTTTACAGAGCTATACAACGCACTTGGCGGAGAATCTGGTGCGCCTTTAAGTATTGTTTCTAAAATCATAGCTGGTAACGGTATTATCGTAAGCAATCCTACAGGCGATATATTAGTTACAAACAAACCAGCTACAGAAGAAGAACTTGGTGGAATACGTATCGGAACAGGTATTAGCATTGACGAAGAAGGGGTCGCTAGTGTCAATGTATATGAATTGCCAAAAGCCAGCAGTACAATTTTAGGCGGCATTAAAGTAGGCGACAGATTAAGCATTGATGCCCAAGGAGTCCTTAGTGCAGATCCTGGAGCATATACACTACCTAAAGCAACTGGATCAGTGCTGGGTGGAATTAAAATAGGATCCGGTCTATCAATAGATGCAGGCGGCATTGTTAGTGTAAACTTTGGACAGTATAGTTTGCCTGTAGCAACTGATACCGTGCTTGGCGGCATTAAAGTGGGCGACAGGCTTACAATAACCGACGGAGTACTAAGTGCAGATGTTCAAGCGGTAGGAATTGCTGATAGACTTACGGCTAGCGATAAAACACTGGTGCTTGACACAACAGGACGTATTAGTTATCCAGGCAATTCAGTACACCAGCAGTCAACTTTATTTTCTTCAATTCCTCCAAACACTGATACGGTTGTTTATACAACAAATGGAAACTATGTACGAGGAGTTAAAGCAGTTGTGTTGGTTGAAAAATGGACAAACGGTTATGAATTACAAGCCTGCGAAATTATTGGAGTGATGGATGAATCATTGAATATATTTCACATATCTGTATATGGTATTGTGTACTCAGGTGCTTCTCCAATAGTTACATTTGATAGCCAATATACTTTATTAACAGGTGATTTTGAAATTACAGCAAGACCAGTAAGCACAGTTGATACTCTTAAATTAAGAATTCAAGTTACTGAATTAGACGGAACAGATTAAAAGGAAACGAAACATGGCCAATAAACCATTTGAAATACAAGACGGAATAAAAATACAAGCCGGAGATGACATTGTTGATAATAATGACGATTCGGTGTTAGTTGGAGGCGGCTCTATAACAGTTGGTGACGGAGTTGGAACAAGTGTTTCAAATGTTACTGAAATTTTAATCAACGGTACTATTACAGAAATAGAACCAGGATTAGTTGGCATCAGTGTTAGCGGTACCACTACAGATCAAAATATCTGGATACAGACATTTGAGTCAGATACTCCTGCAACAGATATTCCAGGAAGTGCTAACAGTGTTGAATATGATGCTGACGGTAATATTATTGCTCTGTTTGTACACTACAATCCAGCAGGCGGCGACAACTATACTTCTTTGGCTAAGTTTACCAGCACTGGCACAAAGTTATGGCAGGTTAGATACGCTGGTACAGGAAGCACAGACGGCTGGGGCGTAGCGGTAGATGCTGGAGTAATTTATGTTACCGCAGAAATAACTGATCCCTCAGGCTATGATAGAACAACAGTAACACAACTAAATCTAGCCAACGGTAACATCAACTGGACCAAAATCTACGACTTTGGTTACGCGAGTACTGGTGGTGTTATTGATGCCTACGACGGCAATGCCGTCTTTGTTGGATATGCTAATACTGCCACAGATAACCAAATAACCGTTGTTAAAATTTCAGGCGTAGACGGCTCAGTAATTTGGGCCAAAGGTCTAGACGGACAGGGATATGATGAAGCCTATGGTATGGCTGTTGGACCTAGCGGTGAAGTAGTGGTCATTGGTTATATGAGTCAACTAGGTGAAGCCGGTGATACAGAAGATCACATGTTAGTGGCCAAATACAGTAGTAGTGGAACGCTAACTTGGCAAAAGGCTGTACTATTTGACACAGGTTATAGCTGTCAAGGAGCAGATGCTGATATAGATAGTCTTGGTAATATCTATGTAGTTGGACAGTACCAACAGGACGATGGATTAGGCGGCTATGACACCGCAATGAATCTAATCAAGTTTGACTCATCTGGCGTAGCACAGTGGAGTCGTCGTGTAGTAGGTGACTGTCAAACATTTGCTACCAGCGTAGTAGTAGGCCCAGACGACTACTTATATCTATCAGGAATTACTGGTAATGAGGCCACCAGTGACTTTATCTGTGTTGTGGCCAAGTATCAACAAAACGGACAAGTAGCCTGGCAACGTCTACTAGACAATGTTACCACTTGGAGTTTTGCAGGCGGTTTCTACGCTGCCACCAGTGGCGGTAGCAGTATCGCTGTCAAGAATGGTTATGTAGCGATTGGTGGCGGATTTGGCGATCCTGGCACAGGTGCTTTTGCTATGATGGCACAATTTGATACAGCAGGTACAATGTTTGCTGTTGATAACTGGGACTTTAAACAAGCCTCATTCTCAGGAGTGTTGAATAATACAGCCAGCGATATTACTGTAAACGATGCTCTTAAAACAGATGGTGATCTAAGCGGTGACATTAGTGTTAGCGTTTTTAGTCCTGATGTTGACACTACCAACTTCCTAGTACCTACAATATATAGGATAGGTGATGCGCCAACTGGCGATATTACCTTTTATGGTGTAGAAATACGAGGTTCTACAAATAACAATCCTCTTGGCAGTATTAGTTTAGTTCCTAATCCAACGTTAAAAGATGATGGACAATATTTAGAAATTTATCCAACTACTGCAAATGATGCTCCACACATTCACCTTGCCGCAGGCACAGGCCCTACTGGCACTCCAGGAGACCTAATCTTAGGAAACGACAATTATCACGTTGATGTTAATCATACCGGAGAAGTTAAGATCCGTGCATATGATTCTGATACTTCTACTACCTATAATTGGCAGTTTGAAAATGATGGTACATTAATCCTGCCTAACACTGGGGTTATCCGTGTAGAAGAAGGTACTGGTACAAGTCAATTCAAAACAGTATTGGGTGTAACTCATTCTGACACTCGAAACACCAGTAATTGGACTTCGGCCACATATATTGCTGAAGGCGGCGGCGGTAGAATAGAAATTGTAGATCCTACTCCAAGTTTTAGACAGTATCTAGCATTAAGGCTAGATCAGTCTGTGACAACAACTATTCAAATTAATGGAAGTATTTTATTGACCTATGGTTATGTTGATACTAGTCCTTTAGATAGAGTCTACTTGTATGTCAATGAAGCACCTGCTACAGATCCAACTACTGTCACTGACATTGTGATATCTACCGTAGCTGAAAACCGCGTGTTGGCTTCAGATCAGAATAATAGGCTGGATTTTATTTCTGGCAGCGGCTGGACTGTAAACATTGAAAGTAAATGGACAGGGGACGTCAACATTAGAGCAGGAGATGACATTCTTTTAAAAGCGGGCGATAAGCAAAGGAATGATAGTACTGGTGGTGATATAGATATACGAGCAGGCAGTGGCGGTAATTCTGATCACGACGATGTTGGTGGCGTTGGCGGAAGCATAGATATCGAAGGTGGCTTTGGCGGCATAGCCAGTACCTACTACAACGCTAACAACGGTGGTTCGGTTAATATTCGAAGTGGCACAGGTGGTGACGCTAATACAGCGGGTAGTAAACTAGCAGGTAGTGGTGCCGACTTAAATTTATATGCCGGCCAAGGCGGGTATACTTATGGTGATCCTACTCTAGGAAATTCAGGCGGAGATGTTAATATCTATGGTGGAGATAGCACCAACGATACAGCAGGCGGAGATATTTTAATACAGGCAGGTGTTGGTGGAGCAACCACAGGTGGCGGAGCCATTACACTGAGAACCAAGACAACAGATAATGCTGATCGTACATGGGTATTTGACAATCAAGGCAAGACCACACTTCCTGGTGCTGTTATTAAAGGAACAGTGGCTAAAACTGGCGTGGCTTCGGCGAGCATTGGCTCAGGACAAATAGCCACAGTTACGCCAAGTGCTACGAATAATCCTGCTCTAACTCCAGGTATATATGCCGATATAACTCTAACAGTTGGCACTTACTTTACGGTAACTGTCACTGTGATAACAGGTGGTGATATCACAGTTGAGGTCACAGCCAGCGGCGCTGGATTCCAAATTGGCGATACTGGAATGGTACCTGGTTCTGTTATTGGCGGAACCACAGGCGTAGATGACATAGTTTTAACTGTGGCCACATTGACTAACATTGTACAGGGAACTGCTATAGACCTAACCAAATCTGTTAACAAACTCACAGACGGTGTCTACTCATTGGCCAACGGTGTTGAAGGGCAGATCGTGTATCTTGTTCCGCAATCTGGAACAGTTCCTAGTGATGTGAATGTCAATGTAGCCAACTACAGAATTGATGGTTCCGCAGGTACTGATGGATTATTATTTCCATTTAGAATATTTAATGGTGCTAATGCTAGTTATTTTGATAGCGGTGCATTCTGTACATTGATATTTACAGACGGTGCTTGGCAACAGAACGGCGGTAGCTGGGATTAATTAAACTAGCACATAATGAATTTAGCTAAATATAGAATAAAGAGAGATTACTATGCAGAGTAAAGACGTAACGGGCGTTCATATTGAAGGGCACATTAAGATTCATAACCCAGAAACGGGTGAAGTGCTCATCAATAAACGTAATGCCATTCATTATGAAAATATCAGTATAGCCCTAGCACAGAGTTTAGCCAATAGCGGCCAGGGTTTTATTTATGAAATGGCTTTTGGCAACGGCGGAACTGCCGTTGACCCAACTGGTATTGTTACTTACTTAACTCCAAATTCAACAGGATCTAATGCTAGTCTTTATAACGAAACATATTCTAAAGTAGTTGATGATCGCAGCAGTAATAATGTAGACCCAACACGTAATTTTATTGAAACACGTCACGTAACCGGCACAAACTATACTGATGTTTTTGTAACTTGTTTGTTAGACTACGGTGAGCCTAGCGGACAACAGGCGTTTGACAACTCAAATGACAACACAGGTCTGTATATTTTTGATGAATTAGGACTTAAAAGCTATAGTTCGACTGGAAATAGTTTATTATTAACTCATGTAATATTCCATCCTGTACAAAAATCATTGAACAGACTTATTCAAATTGATTATACTGTGCGTATTCAGAGCTTAACTGGTCTAGCGGGAGTTTAATAAATGCCATATCAAGTTAAATTTACCGAAACAACTAATCCTGCTAAACCAAGTCTAACGGTTGCTGACCAAAGTATTAATCAAGAAACTAGTTTACAATTTCCAGGAAAAAATTATGCAGGTTATGCGCCAATTATGGCGGAAAACTTTTTGCATTTACTAGAAAATTTTGCTAAAAATTCAGCACCAAACAATCCAGTGCAAGGTCAGTTGTGGTATGACAACAGTGCTGGTGAAAATATTCTCAAAGTATATGATGGCACTGGATGGACTCCAGCGGGCACAGTAAAAAAATCTGCATCAGAACCTTTGGTAGCTAACAGTACTAAAGGTGATCTTTGGGTTGATACAGAAAACCAACAAGTTTATGTCTATTCTGGATCTAACTGGTTATTAATTGGCCCACAATATAGTTCAGGATTAAAAACTGGGCCCGATGTTGAAACAATTACTGATACAGTTAATGTTGACCATAGTGTAGTTAGTTTTTTTGCTGACGATAATAGGATAGCAGTAGTAAGTAAACAATCATTTACACCAAAAACAACAATACCTGGCTTTGCATCTATAGGACAAGGTATTAATTTATCTACAGTTGATTCAACTAGTTCGTCCTCTCCTACTAAATTTTGGGGAACAGCTAGTGTTGCAGATGCATTAAATTATAACGGAACAGTAGTACAAGCTAATAATTTTTTAAGAGGTGATAAAGAAAGTACAACAACTTTCCCTCTTAACGTTAATAACAATCAAGGTATTAGTATTGGAAGTAACAGATCGTTTAATATATCAACAGATGCAAATTCAACCATATTGTCTTCTTTAGTCAGTGGCAATTATATCGAATTTAAATTAAACAATGCAGGATCAACAGTTACAGCAGTTCATATTGATGCAAATGGTTTTGTAGGAGTTGGATCGGGAAATACTAATCCACAACAAGCACTAGATGTTGCAGGCAATATCATTACTGATGGCGATTTAATAGTTCAAGGAACTACTGACGCTACCGTGTTAGGTCAAGGATCTATTCAAACAAACGGTGGTCTAAGTGTCAATAAACAAAGTCAATTTGGTGGTGACGTTAGTATTAACGGTGGTATTCATTTTAATAATTTAGACTTAAATGGAGACCCAACAGCTGGTACAGTTATTCAACCAGCCTCTGACGATGCAACAGATTTATATGATTTAGGTACAAGTACAAGAAGATTTAGAAATATCTACGCTCAATCGTTTGTTGGATCTTTCAACGGCGCTTTTACAGGAAGTTTGTCAGGAAATATCAGCGGATCAGCAGCAAAACTAGCAAGTCCAACTCGATTCCAGATGGTAGGGGACGTTGAAACAACATTGGATGTTATTTTTGATGGACAGTTACCTCAAGGAACAACAGTCTATGGCACTACTCCTTCAGGTTATCAACGTTTCTTTACATCAGTTACACAAGATATTATTACTGCAAAAGACGAAACCACAGATAGTTTCTTAACAGATTCTATGCTTATTTACAGATCAGGCACAGGCGGTGGTTTAAAACAAGTTACTAAATCAAATTTTATTTCAAATATTCCAACAGTGCCAGTTGGCGCAATATTTCCTTATGCAGGAGCAACACCTCCAGCAGGGTACTTATTGTGTGACGGCTCAGAATTACCAATTGGTACATACTCTGACTTATATTCTGTTATTTTATACACATACAAACCTCCAAGTCAGCTAGTAGGTAAAGCAACATTCGCACTTCCTGATCTTAGAGGAAGATTTGCACTTGGTAGAGACAATATGCAAAATATTGATCCTGCTACCGGATTACCTTTAAAAGTACCAGCTGCAGATGATCCAACTATTGACATTCCTGCTGGTGGTGGTAGTGCTAACAGGGTAACAGATGTTGTTGCTGATACCTTAGGAGCTGGAACAAATACAGGTGAATATAAAACTTTATCTGTTTCCAATTTGCCAGACCATAAACATAATCTTAATAGTGGTTATGCACAATACTACGCAGCTGGTTTACCAGGTGCAGGAGCAGATCCTGGAGCAGATCCTGGTTTAGGAAGTGCATCAGGTCTAGGTTCAGGTCTAAGAAATAGTGGTAATGTCATTAGTCCTACAATTGGACAGCCGTTTAATGCTATGAATCCATATTTGACTATTAACTATATAATTTTTACTGGTGTAATCTAATGAGCTATATTATTAATAAAACTGATGGTTCTGTTTTAACTGAAGTTGTTGATGGAACAATTGATCAAACAACAACAGATATAACACTTGTAGGTAAAAATTCAACAAGTTACGGCGAATTATTTAATGAAAACTTTGTTAAAATTTTAGAAAATTTTGCTAATACAACACAACCAAACAATCCAGTTCAAGGACAACTGTGGTATGACACAACAGAAGGTCGTTTAAAAGTATATGATGGATCTGGATTTAAAGTCAGCGGCGGAACTATAGTAAGTGATAGTGCTCCAAGCGGAATTTCAGCAGGCGATTTATGGATTGACAGTAAAACTCAGCGTTTATACTTTAATGACGGATCAGCAAATTTATTAGCAGGCCCAATCTATACAGCTCAACAAGGAATATCAGGTTGGAATGTTGTAGACGTTATTGATACAAATAATATTAATCACACAACATTGTTTTTATATTGCGGACAAACGTTACTTGGTATTTTTAGTAGTACTCCAACAGCATTTACACCGTTAAATCAAATTCCAGGATTTACAGGTACTATCAAAGTAGGATTTAATGTTGCAGACATTGCAGGTTTTAGATTTAATGCTCCTGCTAGTCAAGCAGACGCTCTTGAAGCAGAAGACGGATCTTTAAAAAATGCACAAAGTTTCTTACAAGTAGATCCAGCAGACGGATATACGGTGGCCAATGGCACTATTAGGGTTTATAATTCTACTCCGCTGGTACTAGGAACTAATCAAAACACAGAATTTAAATATGATTCAAATGCCTTCCAAATAAATTCTAATGTTCCTAATCAAAATTTTAGTTTACAAAGCCTTACAACAAGTTTAAAACCAAGTATTTTTGTTAACGCACAAAACGAATATGTTGGAATATATACTGGAAACCCAACTTCTACATTAGATGTAAATGGTAATACACGAATTCGAGGCAATTTAACTGTTGAAGGTGCAACAACAACTATTAATACTACAAACGTTCAAATTGAAGATCTGTTAATTGAAATAGGTAAAGTAGATACTCCAACAGATTCAACTGCAAACGGTGGTGGTATTAGTCTTGCAGGTCTAACAACAAAAACACTAACTTGGGGACTATCACAAAATGCATGGAATTCAAGTGAAAATATTAATCTAGTTCCTGGAAAAGCATATAAAATTAACAATTTTGAAGTTTTAACTCAAACACAATTAGGAAGCACAGTTTCTAGTGCTCCAGGATTAAACAGTATTGGTGCGTTAGTTGAATTACAAGTTGATAATATTAACATCAACGGAGATACTATCAAATATAGTAATATTTCTTCGCCTGACGGAGATGTTATACTAGAACCAAAAGGAACAGGAACTGTAAATGTAAGTTCAAAAAAGATTTCTAATCTCGCAACACCAACTAACTCTACAGATGCAACAAATAAAAATTATGTTGATACTAAAGTTAGATCCGCACCACTTGGTTTTAGCGTTAATATTGGAGTGCTAACGGAAGCTCAGCTAGCATCTCAAATTTTAATTAAAATATTTAAACTTGATGATCATGAAGATGACACTATTTTAAATGTTTATTGTTTAGATACTGGAATTTCAAAAGAATACAAAAAGATTGGACCAGCATGGGTTTATCAAGCAGACATCGTGTAACTAGCCAAAACAGCATAAATATACGTAATAAGGAATAAGGGAAAATGCCATATACAATTAACAAATATAACGGATCAGTCGTAGCAACAGTAGCTGATGGCACCATTGATAGCACTACCGATCTTAAACTTATCGGCAAAAATTATGCTGGTTACGGTGAAGTACAAAACGAAAACTTCTTGTTTTTGTTAGAAAACTTTGCTAACGGCACCCAACCACCAAAACCAATTCCAGGACAACTGTGGTTTGACACAGCAAATTCTAAGTTAAAGTTTTATGACAACGGAAAAAAATGGCGTACTACTGGCGGTGCTGAAATTGGAACTAGTGCTCCAACAGGATTAACGCAGGGCGATTTTTGGTGGGATACTGCTAACAAACAATTATATACCTGGGATGGTACAACTTATGTGTTAGTAGGACCACAAGGTGTTGCTGGTAGTCAAACAACACAAATGCGTTCAAGAAGTGTTCGCGATACACTTAGCGCAACTCATGCCATAATTGAAGCCATTGTAGATGGAGATACTATATTTGTTGTAAGTTCAGATGCAGAATTTACACTGGATCCAACTACTAGTTCAATTAATGGTTTTACAAAAATCCATCAAGGTGTTACACTTGCTTATACAAATAGTAATTCTGCACCAGGACAAACAGTCAACGGTAATCATAGATTTTGGGGAACTGCTACAGACTCGGATCGACTAGGTGGAATTAGTGCTGACAGTTTTGTACAAAAAACCGAAGCAATTTTTAACGAACTGGTACAATTTAGTGACGCAGGATTCACAGTAGGTGATACTCCAAGATTACGTGTGTTTAATCAAACAAGCGGAATTTCAACAATTCCAATTATTCAAAATCAGTTAAACGACACAATTAAGTTTCAAACAACAGTTGGCGCAGCAACAAAAACCCCATTAACATTAGTTGGTGCTGATGTGTTGCCAGGATCTGACAATCAAACCGATTTAGGTTCAGGTTCATTAAGATTTAAAACAGTTAACGCTGTAACATTTGCTGGAACATCAACACGTTCAGATTCTTTATATCTTGCAGCAGATGATTACAGAACAGCAAGTGCCAGCGCAACATCAGGCACTGTAGCAGTAAGAACTAGCTCAACAGAAGTTATTAATGGTGTAAGTGTTTCTCCAGGTGCCCTAAAAGCAACATTTTTTGTTGGAACAGCTACATCAGCTAATTATGCTGACTTAGCAGAAAAGTATCTAGCTGACGCAGAATATGAAGTTGGTACAGTATTAATGGTAGGCGGTGATAAAGAAGTAACAGCTTGCCAAGTAGGATTACGTGCAATTGGACCAGTAAGTGATAAACCTGCTTATCTAATGAATAGTGGATTAGAAGGTGGCACAACAATAGCATTAAAAGGACGAGTTCCTGTTAAAGTATCTGGTTCAGTATTAAAAGGACAACGATTAGTTGCAGGACCAAACGGAACAGCTCAATCTGCTATGGGTAATAATGCAGATGTCTTTGCTATAGCTTTAGAAAGCAGTGATGACGTAGGGGTCAAAATTATTGAATGTGTTATACTTTAATGTATAAATAATCTGAGAACATAAAGGATATCAAATGGCTGGACAAAATACACTAATTATAGCAACTGATTATAATTTAATTCAATCTAAAATTGCTTTAGTTATGGGCAATGGTTCAGGAAATAAAGGGTACGGGCAAACTCTTACTAGTTCTCAGGTTGGACAATATTCTACAATTACCGTAGCTCAATGGGCAGCATTACGTGACGATATTGCTCGTGCAAGACAACATCAAACTGGACAAACTCTTGGTATTCTTGCACCAGAAGATGTAGGTTATGTTGCAGCAACAAATCTTCCAATTCCAACAAATGCAAAACAAGTAAAAGAATCATGGCGTTCAGCATATTTACAAATGGCTACTGATGCTGACACTAACTACCTAACAGCACCTCCTCCAGTAGGACAGGCAAGTCGTGTTGATTTAGTAACACAACAAGTTAGAAATACTGCATGGAACGGTACAATTACACAAACAGTAGTAGTTACATGGGCAACTGCTGACGATGCTAGATATTTTTTCAATACAGGTAGTCAAATTGAATTTAGCGCAGACCGCTCAGGCGGTTCAGCAGGTTTGAAAAATTCAACTTGGACAGCTATGTTAGCAGGTATGGGTACTATTGCTATGAACCATACACAAACAACATACACTGGTTCAGGCATTGGAAGTAGTTTGGGATTCTATGATTTAACAACAACAAACAACCTTATTTTTGAAAAAGATGCACCTGCCGGCGATTATGCTGATAACAAATACTACATTTATGCTCGTGTAAATGATACAGGATCAAATAGAAGGATTCTTTATCTTGAAATTTATTTCGGTGACGATTCTGTTCCTCCAGTGAGTACCCCAGATCCAGGATTCCAAATTGACGAAAACGTTGACGGTACATTAACAAGTACTGTACAAGTTTATCGAGCTTCTGGTTCGAACGTCAGTGTACCTACACCTAGTGCTACTACAACTGCTATCAATTAATTTTTCCAATAGACCATTGACAAGATAATTAAATTAGTGTAATATTATACACTAAGGAGTTATCTATGGATGAAAGATTAGAAAAAGCATTTGGCGTGGCAAATTATATGGCCACACTGTCCAATCAAAGAAGAATAATTTTAGACGAATTTAAACAAAAACTAGTCTACTATGAAAACGGTGGAACATTTAATATTGATCCTGTCTTAATTAATTTTACCAAAACAGTTTTAGATCTTGAATACACCCATGATGTTCCTTTCGTAGATGCAAATGGTTTTCCTGTAGTCATTGTTGATGTACAAAAATTCTTTGATGAAATTTTGTTAAAATACATGACAGCACTGAATGAATATTCAGTTAAGTTTGCCGACATTAAGTCAAAAAGAAAAATTGCAGATATGGTTGAAATATGAAAACTGGTGCATTAATTTTTGCCCTTAATAATTCTGCAATTGATTATACTAAATTAGCAGTATTTGCGGCATTGAGGATTAAAGAATTTTTAAATATTCCAGTAACTATTGCTACAGATAACACTGAGTGGTTAGTTAAAAATTTTCCTGATCACCCTTTTGAAAAAATTATTAAAATCCATAACGAGCATTCTTCTCATAAACTATTTTATGATGGCTCGTTGTCTAGTAAAAAATTAGAATGGAAAAATACTACTAGATACAGAGCATACGAAATTAGTCCATATGATCGAACATTGATAATTGACAGCGATTTTATTATCAATTCAAATGTATTAAAAGTTGCTTTAGAACGAGATGCTCCTTTTCAAATTTATAAACGTAGTTTTAGTTTGTCAGACTGGAAAGATACAAAGCCTTACGAAAGAATAAATCAGTATAGTATACCTTTTTATTGGGCAACAGTTGTTGTATTTGATAAAGATCCAGTTGTTGAAGCATTTTTTAATTTAGTAAATTATATTAAACAAAATTGGTTATATTTTAGAATTTTATACAGTATTGATTCAGCAATATTTAGAAATGATTATGCTTTTAGCATAGCTATTCATATTATGAATGGTAAAATGGAAGGCGATTTTGCAATAGAATTGCCTGGAACAATGAATTATACGGAAGATAGAGATATTTTAATTGATATGAAAAACAATTCGATGAAGTTTTTAATTCAGAAAAAAGATCACTTGGGAGAATATATTGCTGCTAAAACTTCAGGTATTGACGTGCATGTTATGAATAAAGACAGTCTTACAAGGGTAATAAATGAGTACAAATATGTCTAAAGGCTTTTTAATTTTTGCTGAAAATACAAAAGATTATAATTATGTTGATCAAGCCTATGCGTTAGCATTGAGTATTAAAGCCAGTCAAAAAAATATTAAAAATGTTTCTTTAATGACAAATGATGAAGTATCAGAAGAACAAAGAGCAGTATTTGATCAAATATTAGAAATACCTTGGATCAAAGAAACTCCTGTTTCAAAATATAAAGCAGAACATAGATGGAAATTATATTATGTTTCTCCTTACGAAGAAACAATAATTTTAGATGCAGATATGTTACTACTTGATGACATCACAGATTGGTGGAATTATTGTAATAATTATGACATTAAATTTTGTTCTAGGGTTAAAAACTATAAACAAGAAATAATAGAAAAAGACTGGAGTCACCGCCTAGCGTTTATCGATAATGGATTAACCAATCCTTATTTTGCATTGCACTATTTTAAAAAATCAGAAGCAGCAACAAAATTTTACAAAGCATTAGAATTTGTATGTAATAACTGGGAGTGGGCATATACACAATTTGCTCCAGTGAGCTATCAAAATTGGTTAAGTATGGATTTGGCAACAGCAATAGCAATTGAAATAACAGGAGATTATTCTAGTGCAATTGATGTGTGTAGTCCTTTAGAATTTGTTCATATGAAAATTAAACTACAAGGATGGCCAATGTCGATTAATAGTTGGCAAGATACAGTTCCGTTTGTTTTAAATTCTAAAGGACAACTTATTGTAGGTAATATAAGACAACCAAAATTGTTTCATTATGTTGAAAAAAGTTTTATGTCGAAAAAACTTATAAAAAAATTAAAAGAGTTAGCTAATGACTGAATACTACGTTTATTTTGATAAAAAAACAGGACAAATACTTTCAGTTGGAAATGAACCTGAGCCAAAATTTGAACACGCTATTAAAACTAGTTTTGAAGATGTAGAAGGTTTTCTAACTGGTAAACTAAAATTTAAAGACTACCTTGTGGGATATAAACGTAACGAAAATGGTATAGCAAATCTTGCTATTGTTCCTACTACCGATCAAGGTTATGCTTTTAAAAATAATGTATTCGAGTGGATAACAGAAACAACAGAACGTGTAGAGTGTCTTGTAACATGGAACGGCCCAAATAAAAGTTGGGATTTTAAATTAGACGAAAGAAATAAAGATTATTATGACGTAGTTGTTGCTCCTAAATTAGTTTTTTTTGTTACATTAGAAGATGATTTTGATTTTTTAATTAGAACAATTTTTATTAATTTGGCAGATTTAATAACTTCTGATAAATTATCTTTTCCTTTTGAAAGCACTTTTGAAAAAAAGATAGATAAAATTTCTATAAGTTCCAAGTTAGTTTTCAAGAGTTATGGGTTAAGGATTATACATGATTAAAATAATAGAACAAGATATCATTTTTTTAAGTTACGATGAACCAAATGCTGAAAAAAATTATGCAGACCTTTTAGCAAAAGCACCTTGGGCTAAACGTGTGCATGGAGTTAAAGGTAGTGATGCTGCGCACAAGGCGTGTGCTGCACTAAGTGATACAGAATATTTTGTAACAGTAGATGCAGATAATATTATAGATCCAAAGTTTCTTGAAGTTGAAATAGACTTAGATGCGTTAGGACTTACCTCAGATCATGTGTTTAGTTGGTGCGGTAAAGTACATGTTAATGGACTTATGTATGGTAACGGTGGTTTAAAATTATGGACACGTAAGTTTGTTAATAATATGCGTACACACGAAAACAGTGATCCTGCTGATACAAAAGGCTTAGTGGAATTTTGTTTTGATGACAAATACTATCAATTTAACGAAAATTACAGCGAAAGTTTTACTAATGCAACACCATTTCAAGCATGGCGAGCAGGTTTTCGAGAAGGTGTAAAAATGTCGTTAGACCAAGGAGCTAAGATTGGAAATTTACGAAAAATTTGGTGGCAAAATTATCATAGACTTTTAATTTGGTGTAGTGTTGGTGCAGATGTAGAAAATGGAATTTACAGTATACTAGGAGCACGGGAAGGTGCAGCTTTAACCAATTGCACTGATTGGGATTACGCAAATGTGAGAGATTTTGAATGGCTAACAAACTATTGGAACGAACACTATGCTAATGCATCTGATGAAGAAAAAACAGAACAAATTAATTTTTACGGCAAAGAACTACGTGAAAAATGTAAAATTGAAATCTCGAATTTAGATCCAGCTGGTAGTCGATTTTTTAAAACTGTTTATAATAATACTCCGAGGGTAATACGTGGCCGCGTTTGACATTATTTTTATCAGCTATAACGAGCTCAATGCAGAAGAAAATTTATCTCAATTGAAAGAGAGATTTCCTTTAGTAAAACATGTCAAGGGAGTTACAGGTATACACCAAGCACATATAGAAGCAGCTAAAAGAAGTTTTACTCCAATGTTTTGGGTAGTTGATGCTGACGCCGTTATACTTGATAGTTTTAATTTTGATTATACAGTTACTCCTGAAGAACATGATATTGTACACGTATGGCGTAGCCGTAATCCAATCAATGGATTAGAATATGGGTATGGCGGAGTTAAGTTGCTCCCAAAAAAATTAACATTGTCTATGGATAAAACTAGTACTGATATGACAACTAGTATTAGTAGTAGATTTAAAGCAATGGAAGAAGTAAGCAATATTACAGCATTCAATACAGACGCTTTTAGTACTTGGCGAAGTGCATTTCGTGAATGTTGTAAATTAGCTGTGACAAACAATGTTGAATCATTGGCTAGATTAAAAGTGTGGTCTACGCTAGTTGAAGATGTTCCATACGGTTATTATGCCTATTTAGGCGCACTCGCCGGTCGAGCGTACGGAGAAAAAAATGCCTCCAATAAGGAGGCATTGAGTAAGATAAATGATTTTACTTGGTTACAAGATCTGTGGTCATTGGAAAAATCTCAGCTATCACTCGAGCACAAGCAATAGCAACTTCCTGATGTTCCTTTTGTGTACCGTTAGCACTACGCAATTCAATAAAGTGTACCCAACTACGTAGCGTACCATTCATATACAAACGACTTACTGTAAGTCCTTCTGGTAAAACAGCACGAGCTTGTTCTTTAGCAATACCATTCTTTATAGCCCACTGGTATTCTTGTTTGACAGCAAACAGTACACGTTTTTGAGCACGTTCCCATTCGTAGGACAACAATCGTTGTTGCTCATCTGTCATGTCTAGTTCTACGCTGTTCTGTCTATTCTTTGTGTCCTGGAATCGTGCCTCACGTAACACAAACGCTTCATCGAGTTCAGCTGTAGGATCAGCATATCGCTGGGAGAACTCTTGAAAGCTGAAACTTCTGTGACGTAGAATTTGTCTGGCAATGTCCCTGGTAGTTTTGATTTCGATACATGCGCTGACCATTTCGAGTGGTGACCAGTGCTGGTGTTTGATAAGGTATCGTATGAGTTTTTCTGATGTGTCTGTGTTGAGCTGATTGGCAGGATTGCTGACACGGGCGCAATACGCAATGAGTTCTTGTGCATCTCCGATGCCCATGTCTCTAAATTCGCCTGTTGGTTGACTATATGATAGAAGTTTAACATTCATTTATAATTTTCTTTTCTTTAAAAAATTTTTTGTAATTTTTTCTATATCTTTACGAATTTTTTCGGTGTCTAATCGAAAGTCTACATTATCAATTCGACTTTCGTAATTTCTGTAAAGTTCCGATATTGATCTTTCAAAGGCACTCCAGCCTTTTGTATGATCATCTTTTGTTATTTTAACTTCCCAAATTTTACCGTCTTTGAATGTGATAACGACAGCATGGAGATACCTTAAAGGTAGTACATTGAGTTTTACCTCTCCAAATACTTCTGGCCAACATTCGACGACATCTTTGGGAAGTTTTCTTCCCTGGTCAATCACTTGGCTTTTTTGGTCGGAACCAACTCCTCAGCTTTTCTACGGAATTCAGCAGCTTGTTTAGCTAACTTGTCTGCTTGACTTCGATAAAACTTTGCTTCAGCTTCAGGCGTTGCAAATGTTTGATCAGATTCAGATGCAACAGATGTAGTTGTTTCTGAAATATCTTTAGCGGTTGCAACTTCCTGAACAACATCTTGACTATCTGGTTTGATGTGTAAATCATCTACAGCTACACCACGTTGTTCAGCAATAAGTTGATTAAGTTCTGATAGTAGAACTGAAGTGCCAATAACGGGAGTCATTTCTACTTGAGCAGTACTAACTTTTACTAATCGACCATTTGCGTGTAAAAACGGTAACATACGGCTTCCGTCTGGAAATTGTGTACGGTCTAATGCTTCTGCAAATTCGTATGATTGTTGTGCAGCAGGACTTTCAACTAGATTAATGATAGCATTATGATATTCGTCTGGTAAATTTTCTGTTGGAACAACCAATGCGCTATAAGCGTCTCCAGGTAGTGTTCTAAAAGCTACAAGTACTTTTTTACCTGTATCTTTAATTCTACCTACATGTTTTAAACTTTGCATAATTATGCTCCTTGTTTAGAAGTATCTGCTTGTTTTGCAACAGCTTCTAAAAACGTTGTTAATTTTGTATATGTTTGACCTACTACAGTCATTTCTGCGGGTTTGAAAGCACCGCGTGAACTAGCAATATCGATAATAACTTTCATTGCGTTAAGATCGTTGATAGTTAATTCGTTTGGATCTGGTTTTGCACCGGCTTGTTCTGGTGCTTGAACAGTTTCTTGTTGTACGTTCTCAGTCATGGTATCTCCTTATAATGTACTAATATAATTATCTCGTTTGAATTAGAGGACAGGCAATCGTGAAGAAACTGAGTTCTTTTTCAGACTCAAAACCAATACGTGTAGTGTATACAATAGTGTTGGTATTATCTAAATCTAAATCTTGGCCTATATAGTATCGGCTATTTAAATTGTTCTTAATCCAAACATCTAAATTTTTTAACAAGTTAGGATTGTACTTGTCGATGGTTGTATATTTAAAATGAGGAGCGGCAAACTCAACCCTGCGTAAGTCGAAATAATTAAGTGGGTTAGGTTTGCCGTTCTTTAATGCCATTATGCAACTTCTTTAACTTCTTCGTAGTATGCGTACTCACCAAATGGAGGAACAATACTATTATTACCGTGAATGATGAATACTGTATCACAATACAATTCGTCACCCCACGAACCATAAGGATATCCGTCTGTGAACATGATAAACTTTTTAGGTTGGATTTGATGCTCTTTCATATAGTCCCAATTGACCATAAATTCAGTACCGCCACCACCCATTGGTTCATATTCCATAAACGTGTCCATTGTGTAGCCGTCAAAGTCTGCTTCGTTATAGACATCGGTATCAAAACACCAAACTTTAATTTTAAAGTCTTTGTACTCTTCCATAATGCCTTTAATTTCGCTTAGGAAATCTTTGGCTTGTTCATCACCAATAGAACCAGACATATCAATCGATACACAAATATCAATTGTTTCTTCGTAGTTAGTGCCTGGCAAAATTGCACTCATATGCCAACCCTTACGATTAGGACGCATAAAGGTATAGTCGTTCTTAATAGTGCTTTGAATTTGCTGGCGCAAAATTTCACGCCAGTTCATCTTAGGCTCTGTAAGTTCTTTAATCATGCGTTGAATACTTGCAGGTACATTACCTGCACCTGCCGCTTGTGCAGCCTGCATTACAGCTTCACGCATTTCATCACGAATTTTTTTCAATTCTTCTTTGGTATATTTTGGCTGACCATCTTTGCCGTTGTTGCCGTCAGAATCTAAATGTTCATCGAGCATCTGACCTAAAGCGGCTAGTTGTTCTTCGTCATACTTTTCGTAAATTTCATCATAGACTTGTTCTGCACTCCAGCCGTAATATTTTGAATCATGGAAAATTTTAATATCAGGCAAATTGTGATCACCAATTCGATCTCGTACAATTTGTCCGTTAACAGCAAAGTCGCAGGCAATATTAAAAATCTTTGGATCACGACCTTCGCGTCGACCCATGTGATCAAAAACAGCATGAAGGATTTCGTGTGCAATTACAAACTCTACTTGTTTAACAGTAAGAGGTGTAAAAAATTCACGATTAAAATAAATGTTACGACCGTCTGTTGCAGCAGTAGGAAGCCAATCGTCTGCTTCTTTGATACCCATACGTGTAGCAAGATTACCAAAGAACGGGTGGCGTAGTAGCAAGCCTACTCGTGCTACAATAATCTTATCAATAATTGGATCGGCGTGTGCCATCGTTGCTCCTAATGTTTTAGTATGTATATATTATAACAGGGCACCAAGGCCCTGTCAACTTATTGCTTTTCGGTAGCCTGTGCAATATACTTACCAAATTTTGCATGGAAGTCATCAAAGCAGGCAATTTCATCTGGATCCAACGGCAACTTATATGTTGACAATGCCAATTTAGTACCCATAATTACCAACTCAGTTTCAAAATTATCCATCATAAATTGGAAGAAGTTATTAACTTTTGAATTCCAATTTTTGTCGTTTTTATCGCACAAATCTTTCAATTCGTAGCACAATGAAATAACAAGCGAATATTGAGCTGAGATTTCTTTTGAATCCATCTTCTTAACTTTGCCTGACAAAATGTCTGTTGGGTTTGGCATTTTGCTGGCATGTTTACGATGTGCCATAAACTTAACAGCAAGTCCTTCACCAACAGCGCCTGAAGTCAAATCAGTCAGTGTTTCTGCATCAGTGTCATCGTCGTGCAACAGCTCGCTAACAAAGGACCAGCTACGTGGAGTAGCAAATGCACGTGAACTAGACTTTGGATCAAAGTCGTACAGGTCTTTCTTAGAGAAAGTAAGGAAACCAACTACGTCTTTGTGGACACGATTTTCTACAGCCCACTCTTGCCAGTCATCCCAATCAATAGCCATTTCCAAGTGTACAAAGCGGTTTGCCAACGGAGCGGGCATACGATAAGTAACACCCTTGTCGCTTTCGCGATTACCAGCAGCAACCATTACGACATTGTCTGGAAGCTGATAAGTGCCGACACGGCGGTTCAAAACTAGCTGATAAGCCGCCGCTTGTACAGCAGGCGCCGCAGAGTTCATTTCGTCCATAAACAAGACAATCTGTTTATGTTGTTTTGCCATTTCAGCGTCAGGCAGTTCGAGCGGAGGAGCCCAAACCATTTTATTTACATTTGAATCAAAATATGGGATACCTTTAATATCAGTAGGTTCCCAAAGACTAAGACGAACATCGATAACATGAGCATCGAGCTCAGTACCAAGTTGTTTAATAATATCAGACTTACCAATTCCTGGAGGACCCCACAAGAAAATTGGACGCTTGTTTTTAAATGCCTTACGCAATGAACGTTTTGCGCCTTTGGGTCCAACGGTGCGGCTAAGAATTTCTGCCATTTTAGTTCCTTTAAAAAAGTGTGTTACAGGGGATAATTTGTTACGCTATGTATGTATTATAGCACCACACCAGTAAAGTGTCAACTAGATTTTTCGTTGTCCAAATCTTTTTGGCGTTCGTTCATGGCTTTTATAAGTCCAAATTTTCGGATATCGTCCGAAAACAAATATAGCTCAAAACTCTTTTTTTCAGAAAAGACAGTAATACTTTGGTTTGTAAGGTAATAAGGACAATCGATATACCTTTCCAAAAATATAATGGTTTGAGGACTTAGTTCAATTGGTTCTGTAAACGGAACCTCGTATGCTTTAAGTTCCAATTCATCTACTAAAAATTCGTAGCCTTTATCGCTTAGACGAAAGGCGTTGTCTTTACCTACGCGGTTTGATTGCCACCATGTTCTTGAATACATATTAACATTTGTTTCGTCAATAGTTTTGCCCCATTGTTGCAAAAATATTTTTGTTAATACGTCTCGAGAAATCATTTTACAATGGTGCCCTGCGTTAATTTAACAACTTGGAACTCTTCTGTTCCAAATGTGAGATTTAATTTCTTTGCCAAATTATGTGCATGGCCAGGATTTGAAAAAGAAACTTTTTTATATTTTGGTCCGGGGTACGATGTGAGACTATTAAAGCTCTTTAAATTAAAAGGCTCATTTTTATAGAAGACTGCCCATATAGCATCAGCTTCTAAAATTTGTTCTGATTTGTAAGTTTTTTTGTTAGTATGTTCTAACAATATTTTTGGTTTAGGTCTTGACATAATGCGTATCCAAGTAATATACGCATATATTTATCTCTTATTTCTTGTCTTCGAACCCACCGCCATCCATAGATATTGTAACAACTTCTGTTACCTGACTGCGTTTAAGCTCGTTAAACAGCGTTTCGTAGTCTTTATTAAGTTTATCCATACACTCTGCTAATGCTAGACTTAACATTCGAGCTTGTTGTATAGATAACTTAATTTCTTTAGATTGATTTGATTCAGCACTTCTTACTTGTTGAATAAATTGTGTAAAAGGTGTTAAATTAATTTGATTTTGCATTAGACAATACCTGTTTCATTTCAAATTCTGTTTTAAACGGTCCTTTATACGGATAACGTTCAATAGTGATAAGTTTAGGACAATGGCTCTTAACCCATCCTTTATCAAATTTAATTATATAATAACCAGCACAATATAAACTTTGACTAGCATTTGATTTTGTAAACAAAGGAAGTCGACGTTGAACATCATACATGGGATTATATGGTTTACAACTTGTGGGGTAACCATGGCATTCGTTTGGTTCCGCCGCTGTAACTTTTACTTTGGTATTTTTTAAAAAAAAGTCCTTGCCAAATTCTTTAGTGAGATCGTCTTTTTTATTAAACATTACCTCACCATTAGTACTGCTTAAAATAAATTTGTTATTTTCTTTTTTGTGTAGTGTGGCAATCTTAGTACCGTTTTCTTCAACGATCCAAAATTTTCCATCTACGATAGGTTTTGCATGTATCTCTGTCATTTTAGTCCCCTAATACTAGGCCCTGACGGCACCTTAGTAATGTACGCATATATTTATCTCTTAAAAAAGCTCTTGATCCACTGTACTAGGTTATAGTATCTAAAGTGGTAATCTGTCAACATAGGTGTACGATGAGGACAACGGCCTTGCATCCAATCGCATCCAACACCGTAGTCTTTAATTTCTAAGCCGCAAGCATTACATTTGTTCATTCTTCATCCTTAAAGTCGGTGACATTACCATCTTTGTCGGCAATAATAATTTTTACAGTTTCGCCATCGGCATTTTGAATTTCAATAGGACCCCAGATCCACATTTCTGTATCATTCTGTATCCAACCTTCGTCTTCTAGTGCGTAAAAACCTTCTTCTTCGATAAGTTCTTCTAGACGCTCACGTTCGTCATCATCCATGTTCTCAGGCCAATCTGTATCTTCCCAGCAACCGTCCCATGTTTCAATAAGTTCCACATCCTCAATATTTGGACCTGGAAAATTATACATGTCAACACTGTCTTTACTACCATCACCACCTGGTACATAGTCAAATTCGAACTCTGGCATATTGTCGTCAGAAGTGGTAACATTCCAGCTTCCTGATCGCCAGCCAGTTTTGCGAACAATTTCCATACCGTCTTTAGAATAATGTTCATGTTCTTCTATAGACTTTTTATAGTGAGTTCTTACAATCCAGATTGCCATTTTATTCTCCTTGATATTTTGCTTGAAATGGTTCAGCATATTGCTGAATATTATCAGCAATCTTTTTCATATCCCAAGTATTGCAAAATTTAAGCATACGAATACCAACTTGTGTAACATCTTTTGGAATACAGTCTACTTCAATAGTTTTGTTTATGAGTTCTTTAATGTCGCTGGGTTGAGCTTTTAGATCAACTAACGTAACATTACGGTTATAATCTTCTAACACACGATGTTCTTGTCCATTGTGGTCAACCCATCTCTGCAGCATGAGATTGTTCCACGCAAATCCTTTGCTTTTACGATCTTCGAACGCTTCAGTAAGACCCACTTTGTTTTTTGTGCCTTTAACACGCACACCTGGATACGCTGAGAAGACATTATCACTGGTATCACCACGCATACATTTTTCAAACAAGAGCCATTCTGGATTGGGAACGACTTTATCTTCGCCTGTTTTTTTGTCTTTGACACGTTTACCTTTTGCATCAAAAATTCCTTCATGAGTAATATGATGCTCTTGAACACCGTTATACTGACTTACATTTGGCGCAATTAACTGATAAAAGTCGCTGTCTGTTGAAATAATAACATGATTTGCTTTTGGATGATTTTGAATAAATCCAGCAATTAAGTCATCAGCTTCTAACTGTGGATGATGCAATACAGTACAATTAGTCTTTTCTTGAATAAAGTTTTTAAACTCGTCAAATGCTTCCCAGAACAATTTATCTTCTTCTTGTTCTTTTATAGTCATTGCCGCACGAGTTTCTTGTCTGTTGGCTTTATAAGGTTTATAAAAGTCCTTACGCCAGCTACGACCTTCGAGACAGAATACTACGTGACTACCATTAAAATCATTCCATGCTTTTTTAATACTGTTAAAAGTAATATGAAAAGCCATGCCTAACTTAATGTCAGCACTGCCTTGAACTACGTGTCTAGCACGAAAAAATGTATTGGCTGTATCAACCAAAATGTATGTCATTTGTAATATTCCATATCTGCAGCAAAAACAAATCGGTACTCATCAGAGTCTGTGATACCGGGCCTATGCCACAGTTTACTAGGATATACGTTCCAAGTCAAGTTGTTTGGTTTTAAGAAAAAGGTATCGTTAAACTTTGGATAATCCATTGCAAATTCGGTACCTGTAACATCTGGGTTTGAAGTAACCGGAATGTATACATACCAAACACCGCTTAAGGTGTCGGTAGTGTCGTTGTTATTGTTGATATGATGATTGTGCCACATGTTATTTCGATCTTCACAATCTTTGGCACTTGTCATGAAAACCCAGCTCATTATATTTTTAATTCGAACTTCTCGACCCAAAAACATAAAACACGAATATATAAAACTTTGACGCATTTTAAGAAAGACTGGTTCAGGTCTTGCAAACAAATTTTGTTTGGTTTGAAATTTAGGACTATTTGTAAAGTATTCGCCAGAATCAATTATTTTTTTAGAGACACGCATGATCTCTTTGTTGTCATCTTGATTTATCAAAGATGAAAAATCGTATTGATCTATGTATTCGTTATTTTCTACAATTTTCATTCTATGGATGCTTTTCCGCCAGCAAGTTTAGTTACGTTGATAAACCCTGCACCTACACGTTCAGGCTCTGATATGCCTTCTTCAGCTAACATATTTCTTGCTAAATCTCTAAACCAACGATCAACAATTTCTTCGTCCGGATCACCGTCAAATCCGTATCCTGATTTTTTAAGTTCAGTGATAAAGTGTTCGTTCCAATCTAATTCAAAGAAACCATTGCGTACATTATCTTTGTTTACTTTAGTATCTAATACAGCTACCCACGGTTCGCCTTTTTTAGTAGCACGATCTTTAGGACTAAGTTTTGCTAGTTCTTCTGCTTGCCTTGCTTTTTCGGCTTCTCGCATAGCTTCAGCAGCTCGTTCTACAGCTTCTTTTTCTAGTTGCTCGGCTTTAGCTTTAGCTTCTTCAATTTTATCAATACCAAAGATTTTTTTAATAAATTGTTTCATTATGTTCCCCACTCATTTTTAAATAATGGTACTTGTAGCCTGTCGCTGTAGCGCAATCCGTTTTTCATCGCAAGCTCTGCTACACGACGATTATTTAGGGTGTACACACTTTCAACACCTCCAACAGGCATAAGATAAACAGGGCCTGTAAAACCGTTTTCGCGATAGATATCTGCGGTTTCAATTGCTTCTTCTGCATCTTCTTCTGTTGCTATAACAAACTTAAGATATGTGTAGCCAACGTCTTGATATGAACAAACAATTTCTGGCCGGATAGCCTCATGCCTTGCTTCACCGCTACAGCTTAGTTTAGCACTGACACTAAATGTAATTTCTCTATTTTTATCAAAGTCTGGCATTTGCCATTGTATTAAATAATCTTTAAATTCTTCTGTTAATTCTTGAGTTCCGTTTGTTTCAAACGTAATTTCTTTTAAATCTGCCATTTTAGGATGACTTAACAAATCAGGATAAGCACGTTGCCAACCTAGTAACGGTTCACCGCCTGTAATAACTAAGTGTTCGTCTTCCCACTTTTTGTAGGGCAATATCTCCGCAATTCTATCTGCGATGGCGTCTGTTGTAAGCATAGGACTAAGGTCCTTAAAACGTGGGTCCCAACTAGCATAACTATCGCAACCAGTAGATACCAATGGAAGTTCTTCATACTGTTTAAATTCTGAAATTCTGTTTGCTATTGCTTCAACTTCTGTGCTCAATTGACCTTTAGGCATACCAAAGCCAGCGCACTTAAAGTTGCAACCAAATGTACGTAAGAAAACAGACGGAACACCCATGTACCGTCCTTCGCCTTGTACGCTATAAAATAATTCTGCTATTTTAATTTTACTCATCATCTTGTTCCAAATATTGTGTTATTTGATCTTCTGCATCAATATAACTTTCTGCATATACATCAAATGTAGCGACACCATTTTTTATGTGAATATCAAATGGCACACGACCGTTTGGAATCCAATTTTCTGGCACATCTCTTTTAATTTGAAATTTCTGCATAGATTTCATTTTTCTAAAAAGTTCATCTGCTATGTCTTTAGCTGTATTCATTCACAGTCTCCTTGTTCTGCTAGTTTAGCAGTAGCAGATTTTTCTTTGCGTTCTTGTTTGAACTTTTTTACATCATCGATAGCATTCAAGAGTGTATGTGCATAATTAAAAGCACTTTGTTCTTTTAGACAGATTGCCGATTCTGTATCAACATAACCTTTTCGTAACAAAGTCCAGATATGTTGCCATCGTGCCTTTGACCAAAAGTTTGTTCTAGTTGTAGTATAAACAGTGACTACTACATTATGATCGTCTGCTTCAATCCAAACGTTATGGTCACAATCTGGATTAGAACATTCGCAAGTTACACGATAAGTTTTAGTATCGCCCCAATCGTTTGTTTTTAAAATACCTTCTGCTGGAATTTGAATTTTCATTGCATTGTAGGCCTTTCAAAAGTTTTGACTTGACTTCTATGTGCAGAAATACTGTCTACCATAAGATTGTATTCTTCATCATTCATAGAAGTTTTATATATTGATAATGCTTGTGTCATCATAATTGCCGCAACAGCCATTGGGTTATGATCTGAACACATTTGTTGTGTAAATTCTAAATAGTTATCGTATAGTTCTTGTAATTGATTATCGTTCATCGCGGTGCAAACTCCTGTTGCATTTTAATATTATCCATAAATTCTTTCTTAGTACCCATATCATCTTTAAAAGCACCTTTAAGTACAGTAGTCTGTGTTAGACTAGAATGTGCCATAATACCACGATTCTCACAGCAACCGTGTGTTGCCTGAATATATACACCTAGATCTTTTGCTCCTGTCGCACGTTCAATTTCTCTAGCAATGTCGTTGCAGAGTTCTTCTTGTAGAGTTCCTCGACGGGCACACCATTGTGCAATACGTGTGTATTTAGATAAGCCAATAAGTTTTTGAGCCGCAATGATACCAATGTAAGCAACACCAGTAACAGGCTGATGATGATGGCTACACATAGAACGAAGCTCGCTGCGTACAACCAACATGCCTTCGTAGCGGTCCTCCGAATCATTTGGAAACGCTGTTGCGTCTGGCTTCGGTTCATATCGCCCTGCCATAATTTCGTTGAAGTACATTTTAGCTAGGCGACGTGCTGTGCCTTGACTATTAGGATCGTTTTCACGATCAATTAACAGTCTGTCTAATACAGTTTCAAAAGCATCGGTAGCTTCGTCAATTAGCTGTTCTTTCATTCTTTCGTCAAGAATATACTCACTGATATTATCTCCAGCCCAGAAACGTTTTTTATCACGTTTCATTTTAAAACGAATAGCATCTGCTAGATAAGTTTCTTCGTATCCTTTATCGCTCATCATTTCGCCGGCTTTTACATAAACTTTTTGCGGCAAAGGTACGTATTTGTCTTCAAATGTTTCTGGAACAAATTCTTTATCAACCGGTGTGTTGATAATAGGATCTGGTTTAAATTCTGCTTTTGTCAATTTATTCTCCGAGTTAGGGCGGTGGATCGCCTTATTTGTTAAGTATACACTTTATTTAGGTTTTTGTAAATCTTTTTGAAAATTTTGTGCTCGAGCTTGACGACACGCTTGGCGCATTTCGTTTGTAAAATCTGGACTAATTTCACTCCAAGTACAGTCAATTTTAATGCCGTCGCCTTTTTTTGGAGCAAAGAAAAACATCACTAAGAAAGCAAAAATAGCGGCTACTATTACTACCCCAATTTCTATATTCTCTCTGAGAGTAGAATCTTGCATAAATCTGCGTCCTTTTTATTTTTAAAAGTAAAACTCATAAAATCGTGATTGGGTTTTGATTCGTATCTGTCACCAGGCAATCCAAATACTTCTAAAACCATGGCACAAGTTTCGTTCCACCAAAAACCATTTTGGTTATCCCATAATACAGTTATAGTGCAATCAGGATTTTTGTTCACGTTGCTCATTTTTTAGCACTCTTATTTCGTCTTCCAGATAGTTTTTATATTCGCTCAAGACTTCAAACTTTCGACTTGCATCTCCTTGCGATTGCAATTCTCGCATGTCTTCTTCAACTTTAATTAGTTTTTCTTTTAATGCTTGAATAGTCAATTCGCTTTCTGAAGTCATTCTTTTCTCCTGCTACCAAATCGTAATCCAGTTGCACTACCAAACAGTAATAAAAACGCTGCCCAGGTTTCCCATGTATACGGTATAGTTAAAACAGGAAATAGTGTGTTTAAAGACCAAATACCAAGTAATGGTCCAACAATTATAACCGCTACTATTAGTACAATTCCGATAATTAATTTAAAAATAGATTTTATAATCATAACCAAAATTCCTCCCAAGGATAAACTAACCAACAGTCCTCTTCTGCTTTATTAACAGTCCAGACACTATAATCTATATCCTTAACTTGACTAGACATATTATGTGTTAAAACTGCAAACCTAACGCTATCTCCCCAGATGTAGTTCCATTTAGGATCATTGGGAAAACAACCACTCGGCCAATCTTTTTTAATCCAATTAATAGTTGATCCTTGATCATTTATATCGTCAACTATTAATATATTTTTACCATTGAACGCATCTTCTGCCATGCCAAGATTACTAACACAATCTCCGCCATCTCGTAAACTGATATCAAGACTGTTCATTTTAATTCCTGTATATTGACTTATAAGATTTGCAGGAACTAATCCGCCTCGCCCAATACCAACTATGTAATCAGGTCGCCAGTAATGGGCGTTCATTTGTCTGGCAATTTCTAAACAAGCACCTTCTACTTGTTTCCAAGTGTAGTAAACTTTCTTCATGCAGTTAACCCGTAGGCTAATGTTTGAAGTTCTTCTTTAGTCATAAAGAAATTATATGTTTGGCTATCGGCAACTTTACCGTCTTTCAAACTTTCTTGAATAACATTGAGATTAAAAAGTCCTTTGGGATTTATGACTTCCCATTTTTCTAAACGCACTCTATACCCTGCGTTTTCTTTAATAACCATTTCTTTATAAGAATCTTTAACTGATTCATGCAGTTCCATCTTCATCTCCTTTAATTGCTTCAAATGTCCTATACTTACCCAAAGCCGCAATGTATTCGTCATGTAATTTTTTTAGCTTTGGATACTTTTTCTCTAGTTTAACATCTCTCTCAGGAATAGTCAATACTTTTTCAATTGTTCGTAATCTTTCTTCTAAGTCTTGTCCGTTTAATACTAATCGCCCTTTAACTTCTAGTTCAGGTGGGCTTTGTTTGATAACCATTACATGCTCATTTGGAGTAGCCCAAGTTACACCGTTAGTACCTGTAGTTGTATAAATCTGCCCAGACGTCCCGGTACTAGTAGTAGTATAAACGTGGCTACCGCCATTTAGTGTAATATTGCTAGTACCAACTGTTCCTCCAAGTCCTGCACCTGTCAGTGTGATTGTGCTGTTATTAGCTGTTGTGTTGTTTGTTGTGTAAGTATAGCTCATTATGAATCCATCTA